CTTTCTGTAGGTCTTGTCGGTGAGTACCTTTCTCTCTTGTCAAGTATTTATTTACTTTAGTGTAGATACTTGCCTGTAGACCTACGTAACCAAAGTTAGCAAAGGTACTCTCAAGAGGCTGTATGCCTTGCTTGGTATAGTGGTCGCCACCTACTTGCGTATCAAGTGCTTTAGTGTCCATTACAGCCTCCATATCTCCGAAATCATCTATGAAATTATACTTGGGCCAATCTATGATTTTAGTCATTGTCTGAATCCTCTTCCGTAAACATATCTAGGTTCTTCATTACCAAGTCCTCATAACGATCAATTAATGATTCGCTTGTGATACCTAGTAGCTCACATAAGAAGTCAACGTCATACTTATTTAATATCTGTTCTTTTATTTCTTCAAAGGTGCTAGACATTTTAAATGCTCCAGTAACTTATCAACTGATTTCATAGTAAAGTGCGCTAAACCTTCTTTATCACACCACTCACCTAGGTTCATCTTAGAGCCTTTTCTAAGACGTTTACGTTCATCAGAGAATACAAATATCAATGGCCTATCAATCTCGTCCCTGATAGCTTTGTACTTCTGCGTGTCGCCTACCCTAAAGAATCCCTTACACTCTATCATAGCTCCTGTACGCTCACAGATAAAGTCTGGTACGTACTTCTTATGTATTGTGTAAGGTAGTCTGTAAGGCTCGTACAGGAATCCTGTAGTCGCTTCACTAAAGGCACTCTCTAGGCCTGATCTAAACTTAGTCATTATAAAGTATCCTCAAGTGTTAAGCGTCTAAAGCCGTCCCAGTTCCTACGCATATACAGCAGGTTCCAACACACCTCTAGCCTCTCCTGCCAATCCTCAGGGTGGGCCTCTTCCCACGCCTCTCTGACTTTATCTAACATATCAGGCTGAGGTACATCATCTAGAAGCTTCTCAGCTTTCTTTGGCCCTATGCCCACAAGACCTTGTATGTTGTCCGTAGAGTCTCCTGTAAGCATCTGTAGGCACATCTTACGATAACCTTGATCTTTGCATATGTAGTATAAAGTTTCCTTGGTGAAGTTGTAATGCCAACCTTCTACCATGTCAATGTCTTTATCTATATGTGCAATAACATAATGCTCTTTAGCGTCTAAGGATTGTTGCGCCCATATGGATACTACATCGTCAGCCTCACAGTTATCAGACTTGAAGTGCCCTAGACTGTAGGCGTACTCATTCAAGTCCTTACGCCTCTCTACTACAGCCTCGTCTACATTGGACACCTTACGCTGCCCTTTGTAGTCTGGCTCTATGTCGTACCTAAAGTTACCCTCGCCCTTGAGTGCTACGTATACTCTACCGCTACAAGTCTCCCATTGTATCTCTTCAATGGCTCTATCGTAATACTCCATAGCTTTCTTTAGGCTTATGTCAGTCTTAAGAGCTATACGATAGATGATAGAATCAGCATCAATAAAACATTTATCAAAGGGCTTGCCTTTACTATTCTTTATTTTCATGCTGCCTCCAGTATTTCTTTAGCTTCACTGAGGTTAATCTTAAACCATTCATTCTTAGAAGCACCACACACTTTTTTTAATAATTTATGTGCTGTTAATTCAAACGAATGTCGATTATCAACTTTAAACGCATGGTATAGCTTGTAACTTCTGAAAGGGTCGCCAGTTTGATAACTTTTAAGCCTATCCTCAGCATTAGCAGCCTTACCCACTTTAATCCAATCAGGCCAAGCATCATTAGTGATTATGTATACGTAACCTTTACTTGATTTACTGTAGTTAGTGAAGGAGCTAAAGGCTGCATCATTAAAGCTTTTGTATCTACCTGACTTCCACAATGGGTGAGAATATGGTATATACTTACCATCCACAAACATACGTTTGTCATTAAATTTAAGTCTACTTTCTGCGCTGCGCCTATGCCCATCATGTGTACATATAACCCAATCTTTACCATCTTCATGTACTACTGTGGTTGATGCTTTAGTACGTATTGCTTTAGTTATGTTTTTCATAAGTCTCCTAGTGTGTCTCTGCCCAAGTGTTGCCAACCTTAAAGTCTCCAGCTAAAGGACACCTAAGCTTGAAGTGAATACCAGCAGCCTCAATACAACTAGCCGCTAAAGAACCAAACCTATCTGCTTGATCTTCACGTACCTCTACTTGGAATTCGTCATGTATGTTACCTACAAACTTGTAATCTAGCCTCCATAGTTTAGCATACTTATCGAGAATAAGCAAGGCTTGTTTCATAATTAATGCACCTGCTGACTGTAAAAGAGAGTTAAGTGCTGCGTGTTCTGACCTGATGAATATCTTACGACCATCTAAGCCTGTCACGTAGCCCTTACCTGCTGATACTGCAACATTGTCCTTGAGTGTAGCCAGTGCTGGTGTAGCCTTTAAGAAACTATCCTTAAGGCGCTTACCTGCTGCTCTACCTCCACCTGCAATACTGCCTATCTTCTCGTCACCTGCGCCATATAAATAAGCATATATGAAAGTCTTCGCCTGATTTCTAGTATCAAGACCTGCGGCTTTCTGGTTAGCGGTGTGAATATCACCCGTGAGTATAGTGTTAGTATAGTCAGGGTCATTCATGTAATGCGCTAACATTCTAAGCTCAAGACCTGAGGCGTCTATGCCTACAAGTTTGTAACCTGAGTTAACAATCCAGCAACCTCTGCACTCAGGCCCGTACAAGCTACTAGAGCTAGGCACCTGTGCTAGATTAGGCTTACTGTGTGTCATACGTCCAGTTACAGCACCATTAGTATTAACGTAACCATGTACACGCCCTGTGGTCTCGTCTGCGGCCTCTAGCCAGCTACGAACCTGAGCAATGCGCTTACCTACTAACAGGTATGAAGCAATCAACTCTGCTTCTGGTATGCCTTTAACATTCTTAAGAACATCCTCAGACACGATAGGGTGGCCTGTCTCCGTAAAGGTCTTAGGTTTCCAACCAAAGTGCTTAAGGTAACGACCTATCTGTTGCCTACTAGCCAAATTAAAAACAGGCCAGTCAATACGACTAAAAGGCCCACCTACTTCTTCCCATCTTTCACCGAGGAACTTGAGTCCAACGATACTGGTGCTGCCGTCTTTCTTAAACTTGGGAACAATCTCCTTAATGTACGTAGGTAAAGGTAAAAACACTTGTTGGACAACTTCCTCAAGCTCATATGACTTCTCCTGTAATTCTGCTACTAAATCTCTGGCCTTTGGCTGGTTAAGTAACCACCCGTTTCTTACTTGTTCCTGTATAATACTTTGTACACCATGCTCTAACTCAAGGCTGTCAGAACTAAATTCGTCTAGCTCTTTAAGTAAAGCTTTGTACACTTCATGGTTTACATTTACGTCTTGCTCACAGTACAGGAGCATATCATGTGTGTATTGGCTCCAATCACTATAGTCACCCTTAGGGTAGCCTAGCTTCTCTCCCCAGTGTCCTAGGCTGTGTGCCTCTCGCTGTGGGTTAGCTAGTCGTGACATGACTAAGGTGTCTGTGATCTTACAGGCGCTAAAGTCAGTGCCTAGTAAACGCTTACACGCTGGTATGTCGTAACCTATAATGTTATGCCCTATAACCTCCTGTGCTTGTGCTATTGCTTTATTGAACTGAGACCATTGGCCCTCTACGTAAGTGACCACGGAACCAGTATCAATATCCTTAGTGACAATACACCAGACCTTTGTAGGCGCAAGCCCATTAGTCTCTATGTCAAACATTAATCTAGTCATTGTGTTACCTATAATAAATATGTGAGCCAACCTTAACTACGACTGTCATATGATCTGCCCAGTACGGGTTAACATAGTCAGCATGGTAGTGCGTTGCACCTTCGGTAATGTCAATAGACTTACCAGATAACAGGTATTGTGCCAGTATGGTAGATTCAAGCATTGCCTTATCATCATAAGGCGTATCATCTAAACCATCACACCACCAGCTATATTGGCACTGGTTCCTGATAGGGTTGACCTTATCCCACTCATTGTACTTAGCTTGCTTAACTACGCCACACACATCATTAGGATAACGCTTGTCTAACACTCTATTGAGTACGCTGTGACCTACTGCTATCTGCCCTGCTAATGGTTCACCTCTGGCCTCATGGTATATGTTTAAAGCCATACACAATACGATT